ATCTCTTTCGTTGATATCGTTGACAATCTTTGTCGTAATATGTCTATCGGTATCTTTGAACTCGTAGTCCAACGACACCATTCGTCTGGGACTGACACTGACAAAGTAGAAGTCCATATCTTTCTTGTTTATTTCCACCCAGACGAAACCCTTGTCTCCCTTCTCTTCTCCAAAGTTCACTCTATCTATGCTGCCAGCATACACAACTGGAGGCACTTCTCCCTCGTTCATACATTGATAATTATGTATATGACCTAGAGCAACATAGTCCCACGGACCTCTGGAAAGCCAAGAAGTGTTCAATTGTGCATCATCGGATATTATATATCCAGGTTCTATTGATACTTTGGCTCCCTGAAGACCAAAGTGTCCCAGAAACACAGCAGGATACATATCGTCGACACACTTCTCAAGTTCTTTTATCTTATTGGAAATGTCTTTTTGTCTGGGAAACAGTTTCCTCCACGGATAAGGGAATGTAGCAATCTGTATGATACCGCTCTTAGTCTCCACTGCTATGACTTCGTACTTGTTCCCTATGAGGATGTTCTTCAATTGCAGAGAATTGTAGACTTCTATCGAAGACACCTTGTCGGCACTGCCGTATGTGGCATCATGATTTCCAACAAGCAACACAACAGGACAATGCTCAGATAATCTATGTATTCTTTTCGTGAATTCATTCAAGAGAACTGGATTCGGAGAATGCTTATGAAAAGCATCTCCCGCAAACAATGCTATGTCCGCATCGTTATCTATGCAATAATCAATCATAACGTCCAACGAATCCAGGAAATCTAGTACTCTCCCTTTCAAACCAGTTCCTGGATCCGTTGGACCATCGGTGTTACCGCCGATATGGGTATCTGCAAAGTGGCATATTTTCATTTATTTCTTAGCGACCGCACGACGTGTTCGACGGAAGTCCACTTCATCTTTCACGGCATGTTTCTTGACGGGAACCACTTCTTCCTCTTCCTCGTCTTCTTCCTCTTCTTCCTCTTCTTCCTCTCCTTCTAAGAAGTCTTCAAGCTGATACTCTTTTACGATACGTTCGTAAGGCAGGAGATACAGCGCATGACCCTTGGATAATTCCTTATCCTCATCTGGATCATCAGATGCTTCTGTATAGGTGAGGTCTTTTGCAGACTCCAACCACTTTTCCAGTTGGTCTTCGTCTTCACATAGAGGAGTTACTTTTGGACGAGGCTTGACATGATATTCGGTGTCACGACCACTGCCTGATTTCTCAATGATGATGTCGTAGCCATTCAGTATGTCGGTGATATCACCGTAATCAGGATCTGTAATCAAACTGGACAATTCGCTGAAGACTATGATTCCTGGTGTATAAATTCCAACACCAGTCTTCTCGTCGTCACGATTAATGACATTCATCCAGAATGACCTTCTCACTCGCAATTCATCCGCCATCTTCTTCTCGCCAGCATTTCTCAGGTCAGCGACCAGTTCACATACTGGACATGGCAAATCGCCATCGGAGGTGAAGCTGGGGCAATATACAGACTTCTTTCCATCAGGAGGCATATAATGACGTCCTACTGGTTGAAAGAAGAACTCCATCTCACCCACAGGTGGCAGAATGCGAATAAGGTTACGACCTTCTTTTGGTCCATAGAAACCAGAGCCGAAGCCAGTGTCTATTGTAGACAAACGTTGGCGCAACTTCTCTAGATTGCCTTTGGTGGGACTTTTAGTAGACATTTATGTTATCCTTTCTTGGTATGAATATGAATATGCACTTTGCAGATACCAGGTGCCAGCCCTGGGACTCGAACCCATAAGGATGCCTTCCCTAGGAGGCTGATTTCTAAGGGACTCATTCAGGCTGGCTATTATACTAAACTTGCTTCCCTCCTTTGTGTTCCTTTTCCCAATCCTTCTTCAATGTCTTCTTTACATCTTCCACACTACTTGTGAACTTCATGTTCATTCCAGTTTGGTCATATTCTGCACGCAAATGCGCACCCATTGATATCATCATATCCGCACGCATCTTCAGAGCATCCATGATTGTCTTCAGTGTGTTCTTACGATACACAGCAAAAGCATACTTTTCCAACACCTCTGCATACCCCTCATCAGTCAAGACCATAGACTTGATTCTGCCTTCAGTGGGTTTATCTTCTTTGAGCTCATCTCGATATGCCAACTCTATTTCAGCATAAGTTGAATCCTTCTTGGCATCCATTTCCATTACCGATCTATCAGCAATGTTGTACAATGTGCCATAATACGCATAGGTAGATGCTTGCTTAGCATATTCCTTTGTAAGATTCGTTTCGTCGATGTCGAACAATTCATCGAGATCGATAATCTTCTTCTCCTTGCCAGGCATTACCACTTCTATCACTCTAGCCATACAACGCCTCCCAATCGTCTATACTTAATTCGGTACCATAATGCGTGCCGATTTCTATGTCCGCACGCAAAGGACATATAAGCCAGTCGAAATTCATTGTTGGAAAATACTTCTTCTTATGCTTCTTGAGATTTTCCATAGCATCCACACAAATCTTAGCTACATCGTGTATCTCCTCTCGAGGGACATCTAGTAGAACACTGTCGTGAACTGTGTTCACAATCTTAGCACGATAATTTCCATTCCTCAGCATATCATATATCACATAAGAAGCACAAAGTGTCAAGTCCGATGATGCAGATTGTGTAGGCATGTTGATAGCTTCACGAGATGCTCGAGCTCTTCGTTTATCATCGGAGCTCGCTATGTCTGGAAGATATTCTCTCCTACCAAACGGACTTTCTATATATCCGTGCTGAATTGTGTAGTCCACAGATTCTCTCCTAAGTCGAAGAACTTCTGGGAACTCCCGATAGTAATCATCCACCATGTCCTTGGCTTCTTGCTCCTTCATCTCGTACATGGATATCAGTGTACTAGAGCCACCTCCGTACAATAGAGTCCAATTGGTCCACTTGTATCTATATCTAACATCCTTCGGCAATGCTCTTATCTCCTCGAATGTTATGTCTTTGATTGGTTTGTGGGTCATTGCTTTGATAGCCACACACGAATGGAAATCCTTTCCCGACTTATGAATATCTATCATGGCTTTACATCTAGCTAAACTTGCAAACACTCGCAGCTCCATACCAGAATAATCTGCCGATAACAACACACCTTTACAATATCTATCTACATAATTCTTCTTGGTCTTATCTACATATGAATGCGTGAACACATTCTTGATAGGCTTGTACTCCAGCAAAGTGCCAGGTTCCTTCTCAGGAGTTGGAATATTCTGCAGATTCGGATTATGACTGGAGATACGTCCAGTCCTAGCACCAGAAATATTGTAAGTAGAACGCACCCTCCCATCACCAGAGACCCAGCGTCCTTCAGTTGCTGGCAGAAGATATGTAGACAACATCTTCCCGAGCAATTTGTATTGTCTGATATCATACAATAATGGAAACTTTGTCTCCAACTTCTTCATGATCTTGGCACTGGTTGTGTTCTTACCAGTCTTCGTGCGTGCTAGAATCGGCATGTTACATATGTCGTAATACAACTCTGATAATTGCACTGTGGAATTGGGATTGAACTTGAATCCCGACTTGTCTTTATGCATTTCCAACAACAACTTCACACTTCGCTTCTTCAAGATATCATCGTACTTCTCATCATGAAGAAGATTGTATATGCCACGATACCAATTCGCCATATTAGAATCCAACTGCATCCCATTTGTCTGGATATCACACAGCATATCGCTGAACTTCATAATCATATCGGTATGAAGAGTCTTCTGCACGTCAGTGAGTTTGGGATACAACACTTGGTACAATTTCACTGTCGCTTCTGCATCAGATGCAGCATATGGCAACAAGATTTCCAAAGGTATGTTGCCATAGTTCCCACCTTTCTTGTAGCTGGAATCTGCATGAGAATCTACATAATCCTGCAACTCGGAATCGTATTCGTACATATTGCAATATATGCCAGCGAGTTTCTTTAGACCATGAGAACCTTGTCTGCTGTCCAACAAAGAACTTATCAGCATCGTGTCGCCATGACCAGAGAATTCTACACCAAGATGTTTCTTGGCGTGCATCTGGTCGAACTTCAGATTGTGACCGATGATTCCTTCATCGTGTTCTGCTAGCACACCAGCAATCATTTCCTTCACGACTCTGTTGCCAATGAACCAACTATCCTTGTGGTCCACTGGAACGGCATACGCAGTCCCTGGAATGCCAAATGACACTGCCAACAGTTTACAATTTGCAGAATATGGATTGAGATATGAAACCTCGGTGTCAAAGGAGATGAATTCGTATTGGCTCAAATCCTCGCACATTGCCCCCAGCTGTATCAGTGTTTGAGGAATTGCAACTCCGTATCTTGGAACATCTTCTTTTCCACTTATCTTCTCTTCGATAGACAGCATTGCGTTCAGCCATTCATCCATAGCAGATTGATTCCTCAAGATATATGCTGGATGATAGAGAGGCATATACTTCTTATCTCCCCTCTCTATGCTGACGCCATTCCAATTTGTTATGCCATATTCGCCAAGAATTCCTTCAAGTGGACTGTTACCCATCAGCAATGTTATCTCAGGCTTGTACGATTCAATCTCTTGTATCGCGAATTGCTTGCAGTGCTGTATTGCAATCTTGGAAATCTTGTTATCCTTCGGTCTACATCTAACAACATTCGTGTACAACACATCATTCTTATTGAATCCTACTCCCTCGATGGCACTGCGCAACAACACTCCAGACCTTCCAACAAATGGTCTGCCTTGTGCATCTTCTTCCTCACCTGGAGCTTCTCCTATGATGAGCAACTTCGGATTCTTAGAACCATCTGGCTCCATGAATGAACTGGAGCAAGATTTACAAAGTCCGCAATCTATACAAACAGGATTAGATTTCCCTGGCTTCATTATCTTTCAACCACATAAGAGCTAGAACAGCATATCCCACGATATCTTTCAAGGTGTCTTCAATGCCTTCATCGTCTATGAGAGCATGACGACCATCAGACAGTGTCTCAATCCTCAGGATTTTGTCATTTATCCGAATAAGTGGAGTGAAGATACCATACCTCTGCCATGCGTCTCCGTAATCCTGATTTTTATCATACACCAAATTCGTGATTTTCTGTATGATGCCAATCATGTCATTGAGATTGCATGCGTGCATGAGCACTTTCTCGAATTCCTCTTTCGTAACATATACTTTCCTCATACTGGAGTCCTTTCGTCTTGAAATCTTCGAGCTTGTCTGATGATGACAGGATACAAGATGACATGACCAGGAGGCAATCCTCTGCTAACTCTCGTGACCATTCCTCTTATCTCTTTCCTTGCTTCATCCCTCCTGACAACTATCTCTTCAGGAGGATATCCCATCTTCTTGGTGAAAGTGGAAATCAATGTATCTATGACAGCTTTCGTCAGCAGACCTTTCTTATCCAGTTCTCGATAGAAATACATGTCACCCTTCATAACACCACCTTCCTTTATTAACTAAACTTGTCGGAGGTGCGGAGGGATATACTTGCTCCTTGGTCTTCCTTCATCGTTCCTTGTCCTTTCATACTTGTCCCACTCGCACAATGAATGTTCCACGTCCCTTGCTTCCATCCGAGGCACGAACTTTTCCCTGTAGGAGTCCTGCATTGCCACTATGCTCCGCATATGCGCTATATACCCTTCTGGGGTCGGATATAGTGCATGGACGTCCCTG